GCCTTCTATTTCATCCTTACCAGTTTCTTTTCTTAGCTCATTAATTGTCCATACTTCCTGTACGTTAACCCTGTCTGCGCTAGATACTGGCCTTATAGGCATAATTTCCAAATCTAAGCCAACTAAAGGCGTTTCAGCTAAAAGCTTCTTAAATAACTTTAAAATAGGTTTTCGGTATGCAGGTATTACTGTATTATTAACCATTTCGAAAGCGGTTCTAATATCACTAGAATTAGCTAACTTTCCGCTTATTTGCATCATCAAAGCTGAGTGCCAACGATGACCTTCTATAATTCCTTCTTTTACAAGCTGTTTTAACTCTACAAACTCCCCTGTTTGTGGGGTTGTAAATTCGTGAATATTAGCGGCCTGATCTTTATCGTCTAATAATTCAGCTACTACCTTCCTAGAATTTCCTTCGCCTGTATATTTGTTTACGATATCCTTAACATATCGCTCAGGGTCTTTATCATCTGGTAATTCTCCAAACATCTGTAACAATACACTAGGAAAGAATCCGTTTTCAAGCTTATCTAGATTGAAAGTAGAAATTTTATACTCTATATCTGCATCTTTTAAAGCACCTGAATAGTCAGGTACTCCGTAGGTTTGGTATTCTGGTTCGTAGTTCTTTACGTGTACTAAATAGTTTGACTTGTTGCCAGTCATGTCAATCTCACTAATAGGATAATCTCTATTAGGGTAGTTGGTTGTTTCGCCAATATCACGCCAGAAATTGCTTAAATAAGCCTTCTTTCCATCTATACCAATTCGTACTGTAGTAGCATCCCTATGAAATAAAGATATACGCCCATCTTTTCTAACTACCTCTATGTAAGCATTTCCAAACTCAATGTAGTCAGCTTGTACCTTAGCGTAAACTTCGTATAATGATTCGTCATTAGCGTTTATTTCTTCAAAATACGCCTTTTGAGAATCGTTTAATTCTACATCTTCACCGTTTTGTGTGAAAAGTAATTTTTTACCGATAGAATAAGTTACCTTGCTTTCTAATACCGCTCCATGTGTTGCGCTTCTGCGCTTCCTTAAAGCTAGATCATTAATCCAAACATTCTTAGAACCTTTAAAAAAAGGTATCCATTTGCTTTTTAAATCTTTTAAATCTATGTTCTCCCTCGTTACATTGGGAGTCTGAACACCTGTTACGCTAGCTAATATCCTACTCTTTGCACTTGATTTTGTCTTTGTGTCCGTTTTCATAGAGTCGTTTTAATTCTGACTGAGTACAATCGGCTAAAATATGCTTTCCTTTTGCATCATGTATAGCGCATTTAATGTACTTGTCAATTACTGTGTATTTTGCTTTTGTTTTCATAATTTTTTAAGTTAAAAAGGGTAGCCAGTTTCCACCAACCACCCTTCAAAGATACGCAAAAAATTAAACTCTATGAACCGAAGTCTACAGTTCCGCTTGAATTTGATTCAATAGCACCTACATACTCTCGGATTATCTCAGCGTGTTCCGCAGTTAGGGTAACGGTGTATTCGTTAGCACCAGAAAGTTCGCCCTCTATTGTTGCACTAACGTTAGCCATGCAAGCGGCTTCTTTTCCTATAATGTTATCCCAACCAACAACAAACCCTTTAAGATATGACCCTGTTGAATTAGTACCCTCCACAATCGCAGTAACTTCTTTCGAATCAATCAATTCCTGAAGTCGTTTACCTTTGGTTTTGTCAAGGCCTCTGATTTTAAATTCTACTGTATTTGTAAAAGTCGCAGTTCCGTTTTCGTTAGTACCCTCTGAATTAAGAGATTTTGTCTTAAACTCTCCTTCGTACTCGTACCACTTGTCGCTTACTCCAGTTGTTACAGCAGTAAAGTCCTGAAGCGAACCTGCTGTAAAAGAAGTAATATTACAAGTTTCAATAACGAAAATTCGGGCTAAAGCGGCTCTATTTTGCTCGTTACAAGCTAATACTAGATCGTTTGCTAGTCCCATTTTATTTTAGTTTTTAAATATTAATATGCAAAAGAAAGTAACTCAGGGTGCAAAATTTGCGCTCCTAATTTAAACTTAACTTTCATTCTAATTACTTCGTCATCGTCAGAGTACCACGACTTAACTTCGTTCATTGGGCTAAGAACATCACAACCAACAATCAAGTTGTCTGGGGTTGTAAATACGCACATATTAGCACCAACTCCCGCCGCTTGTGGGTTTGAAGCATCGGCCAAATGAGTGTCCCATCCTTTGACTTCTACTATTTCGATTCCTCTAAACATTACTACTCTCTTACCATCTTCTAAGTTTAGCTGCCCTCTTTCGTTTTGAGTATCTTCTAACGTAGTAAGGTAGTTGTCCATAATAGTAGACGTAACGTAGAATTTCTTTTGGCTTCTGTCTACAGCTCTTAACGTCTTAGATTGGTTTTCGTACATGCTACGGAAAAGTGTTATAGCACCATCAGCTACTAATACACCACCTACTTCGATTGCAGCTACTGTATTCATATCTAAATACTGACCTACGCTTCCTGAAACATCTCCAATCAAATGAACCCAACCATCAAATTGATCGTAATCTGAAGAACCAGAACCCGCATCTGCAAACCAACAAATTCTAGGAATGTCACTCGCTAGACCATCCATTAGTTTTTGCCTTAGGATATCTTCTATTACTGTTCCTTGTAAATCGTCAATGTCTACACCTTTTTTGATTGCTTCCTCAAATACCGTACCATCAAAAGCATCTTCGCACTCTTCTAGGTTAGACTTAACCTTAGTAGTTGATATTGTTCTGTCAGAAATTGCCAAAGTACCTTGCTGAGAAAATCCGCAAGTAGTGTACTTACGTAAAATCTTACTTAGGTTACCGGGAATATACAAGTTAGTTTTATCAACTACTTGCATAACTTTATATAATGCAAAAACATCTTGTCCGCCTTCTTGTGGCTTGTAGAATAGCTCTTGCAAAAACTCTTTCCCATTGTAAGTATGGGTGAAACTTGTTGTTACTGAATTTGCCATTGTTTTATCGTATTAATCTGTTTGAAATTTTTGATTTAATTAAGTTGCCAAAAGCACCTTCATTTGAAACTTCTACTTCAGTTGGCTCTTCATCAACTTTTGCAGTGACCTCTACTTGGGTTGCTTTGTATTTTGCTATTTCTTCTTTTAGGGTTTTGTTTTCTGCTACTATCTCTTTAATAGTATTTGTTTTTTCTACGTTTTCTTCACCTAAAACGTTTAGGTTTTCATTAAGTTCAGCTAACGTTGCGGAAATTTCCGTTTCGTCTGCGATCTTGACCTCTTTGTTTGCGTTAATAAACGCACCAACTTTTTCTGTAAGGTCTTTAAGTTGGTTTGTAATTGGGCTTAAATCCATTTTTTTTGATTTTAATAATTGTTGTTTTTGATTTTCTGTTAAATTACTATTTTTAATTTTTTGTCTATCAAGCTTAGCAGCTATCTTTACTGGTTGAGTAACATTGTCAACAAAACCCCACTCTAGGGCTTCAGTTGCATCTAAAAATTTGTCCTCTTTTAGTAGTTCTCTAATCTCGGTTTCCTCTTTGCCTGTCTTATTGATAAAAATACTAGTCATTCTGTCATCTATCTTACGCATATCCTTAGCAGCGGCTTCCAAATCTTCAGCGTTTCCCTGTGCCATACCATGAGAATTATGTACTAAGAAAAGTGAATTTTCAGAAATATTAACCCTGTCTGCTGCTACGCTAATTACAGCTCCTGCGCTAGCAGTTGCACCTACTACGTTAACTGTAGTATTAAATGGGTGCGAAGCAATTAGATCGTGAATTGCTAAACCTTCAAATGCTGAACCTCCTAAAGAAGCTACGTTTATCAATAGTTCCGTTTTGACATTCTGCAACTCAGCTTTTATTGAGTCTAACGTATTTCCTTCTTCAAAAAATGAATCGCCAATCTGACCAAATATGTCAATTTCAGTTAATTCTGCTGAACTTCTAATGTTAAAATGTCTCATAATTTACAAATATAGATATTTTTTTACTACCATTTCCGCAATGGCATTTCTTATTATTTTTTATATATGATTTCTTGTATCATTCTAGTACTTAAACTGTACTTGTAAGAAAGCTTATTCATTATATAATTAACACTATTGCTACTATCTTTTAGTAACTCTTCATGCTCCTTTATGATAGCTTTATTACGCATTTCTCGCTTATCTATTAGGTTGTCTTTTACTAACTGATAAACTACGTCTTTTATACTTACATTCTCCTTAAATTGTTTCGAATAAAGTTCTATCATATCCATATAATTAACTTTTTTCAATCCCATAATATAACTACTCTTCTCCAGAACGTTAATATAGCCACCCTACAACTATTGCAATCCATATTTTTCAAAGGATAGGTTTCTATATACTTATCAAAGGCCTTAAATAAAATTGTCAGATCACTTCTGTTAGCATACATCTTACCATCTAAGCGTTTAAATGCGCTCTTTATTTCTCTCCTTTCTTCCTCTTCTATGTGTTCAGCTCTTTGTTCTAGTGGTGTCGGCATTTGGGTTTGTTTATTGTTATTTTGTTCTTTATAGGGCAACCGCAATCATTACATTTTTCAATTTTTAATGTCCAATTAAATATTTTATACCCTTTGCTAAAGTACGAACAATTTTTACAAACTGCATAACGTCTATCGCTTTCCTCTTTTGTTGTAAATATACTATCCAATTTCCGCTTCGCTTTGTACGTTTAATACACTATTTTGAGCTTCCATAGTATCCGTTACCACATTAACTACTTTTATAGCACCCATTTGACTAGTAATATCCTGCGATATATCATTCGCTCCGTTATCACCAATGTCGGCCAGAGTCATTGCAGGCGCACTTATACCACCTTCTTGAAATTTAGTTAGCCCTCCTTTTTCAAAAGCTACCCCACCACCTGCTTGATTAATTTGGCTTAACAAAGCACCATACCTAGCTGTTGATCTTTTATTAATAACAGCTTCGCCACCCTCAAACTCATACTGTCCATCTATAGTAGGTATTCCTCCCCTAGCATGACTCTTACCTTTCAATACTCCACCTAAAGCGAATTTTTGCGCTGCTATAGCCGCAATTTGAGCGGCCGCCCTACCTACCGCAATAGCTGTTAAGATAGATGACTGACTTACTCCCGCACCGCCAAACGTTACAGCATTTGCAGGATTTGCGGCTGCGTTGTAATTAATAGCACTAATCTCTTTTGCTAAATTTATACCAACCTCAGCAATAGCCATTGCCTTACGTCTAATTGACGCCGCTCTTAATATAGCTTCTTCCTGCTTACTCCCCTGTTCAACATTCTTTAACCTATTTGCTAAAGCTGCATCGTCTAAGGTTTTTAAAATATCTAAAGTATCTTTTGCAGTATCGACTTTAAATTTCTTTTCGTTAAACTCTCGTTTTAGTTCTTCTTCAGCTTCCTTTTTAGCCTTTTCTTCAGCTTCTTTTTTATACTTTTCATCTATAGCGGCTAAATCTGTATTCAACTTATCTTTTAAAGTTATTTTTAATTGGCTTTCTACTTCTCCCTCTGTTGTTATTCTATTTATTTTATTCTCAAAATCCAACTTAGCCTGTGCTTTTTCACGCTCTCTTTCATCCTCTATCGCTTCAGCTTCTAACTTTTTTATTTGCTCTCGCATTTTAGCCCTTAAAGCTGCTAATTTTTCAGCGGCTTTCTCCCTTTGGTTTTCCCTTTTTTCTAACTCCTTTTGTTCCTCTTTGGTTAGTTCTTTTTCAGACTCTATTGTTTGTTCATTTATTATTCTGGTTTTCTTCTTTTCCTTATTACCCTCTTCTACTGCTTCTGTATTTTCCTCAACCTTTTCAGTATTCTTACCTATGATCTCATTAAACATACTCATAGCCTTATTAGATAGATCAATCTCTATACCTAACTTAGATAATGCGCTTTCTCCAAATGTAAGAACAGCACGCATAACCTTTTCCACAGTATCAGCGACCTTACTAAATATCGGCAATACTTTATCATTCATGAAGTTAGTAATCCTCTCAATTTGTGGCGCAAACTTATCAGCTAAAACCTGCGATATGCGCTCAATGTGCGGTGTCATTCTCTCAGCTACTGCCTTAGTTACCCTAACTAACAAATCCCATAATTCTCTTAACGGTACAGTTATCAATCTAAATTGGAATTTTAACGACTCAACCATAGTCCCTAAAACGCTGAAATTATCTCCTGTATTTTCAGCAGTCCCAGAAAGCACACTAAGGCCTTTGGAAATATCTTGTACTATAACCTTTAATACGTCTGCTAAAAATCCACCACCATCCTCTAAAGACAGTATAAATCCTTCCCATGCGCTTCTCAATATAGTTAAAT